ATGGTAAACTAACTTATCATACAGCAATTGGAGGTCAACTATCTAAATATGTTGGTGAGGAAAAAGCTATGAAGTTGATGGATGAAGTTATTACTAACTTTAAACGTTTCCACCCTAAACCAGAAGAAGTACAATGTTCAAATCCAGTTGAAGAGCCTGAGTTTATTAAACCTTATTTTGGATTACGATTATTTCCTGTTTGGCATGTTGGTACAGATTATCTACATGAAATTGGTAAAAATTGGTATGATTATTTAGTATCTAAAGATGTTAATTTTATTTGGAATGAGCGTGTATTTAGGGTTGATTTTGAGTCTAATTTAGTTAATTTAACATTTAATGGTAAAGAAGGTGAACGTGCTTTAGAATATGATCAATTAATATTCGCAGTAGGTAAATCAGGTATTGATTTTGTTCAAGAAATTCAAGATGAATATCAATTAGAAACTGAACATAAATCTGTACAAATTGGAGTTCGATTTGAAGCACCACAAAAACATTTCCAGGACTTAATTGATATTAGTTATGACTTTAAATTGTATAGAAAGTTTGAAGATAAAGGAGTATCATTACGTTCATTTTGTACTAATAATAATGCTGCTTATGTTGCTGTAGAAGAAACATATGGTGATATCACTTATAATGGTCATGCTAAAAAAGATTCTAAATATAGGAATGATATGACTAATTTTGGTATCTTGATGGAAATTAATGGTATTAAAAATCCATTTGAATGGTCAAGAAATATAGTTTCTAAATTACAATACAGTAAAAAAGGATTATATTATTCTCCAACTCGTAAACCATCCACAACATCAGAAGGTAATGAAATGGGTGTTCATCAAATTAATACATTAAAAGAAGTTAGTAATATTATGGGTGAATATTGGGATTATATTGTTGATTTTATTACAGATATGAAAACAGTGTTTCCAACATTAAGAAATGATTGGGGTATTTATATTCCTGAAGTAAAATATTTGTCTCCTGAACCATTAGTTTATCATAGTGATTTAGCTTTAATTGATTACCCCGATGTTCATTTTGTAGGAGATGCTCTATCAGCTCGTGGTATTACAGTTTCAGGAGCACAAGGAATTCTAGCAGTTGAAAAATTAGTTAAACAAGAATGCCCTTGGGACAATATTCAAGGAGATATTATTAATTGGAGATAATGTTTGGCTTTTCATAAAAAATATGTTATATTAATAGTATGGATGAAAAAAATAAATTTCAATCAAGTAAAAAATTAACTAAAGTTGATGGTACTGTTGCTTATGTTTGGGAAGGCAAATTACATAATTGGGAAGGACCAGCATTAATTCCTGAAGGTGATAATCGTAAACGTGAATATCATATTCATGGGATTAAATATACTGAAGATGGATGGAAAGAAGCAAGACGTAATCGTGAAGGTCTTCCATGGTATAAAACAGCAATGGGTCAGGCAGGCCAAAATAGAAACTAATATGAAGATAGGATTATGCGGAACAATGAGTGTAGGTAAAACTACATTAGTAAATGCTTTAATGTCTTTACCTGAATTTGAAGGATATAATTTTGCTACTGAGCGTTCTAAGTATTTACGTGATTTAGGTATTCCATTAAATACTGATTCTACATTAAAAGGTCAATTTGTATTTTTAGCTGAACGTTGTGCTGAATTGATGAGTGAAAATATTATTACAGATAGAACTGTAATTGATGTTATGGCGTTTACTAAAGCAGCTAAATCAATTGAATATTCTGAAGCAGAAGCATTTTGTGACGCTGCTTATGGTTTAGTAGAAGAATATGATTATGTATTTTATGTTTCTCCTGAAGGTGTTGAAATGGAAGATAATGGAGTTCGTGAAACAGATTTAAAATATAGAAAACATATTGATGAAATAATTAAATTATTATTGTATAGAAGTAATCATAAAATCAAAAAACTAGTTGAACTTTCAGGTACTACTGAAGAACGTATTGCTAAAATGCGTGAAACAATTTTTGGTTAATATTTATGAGTATGAAATTATCTGAATTAAAGAAACAAATTAAAAATAACATATACGAAATCCTTTCAGAAGAATCTGTAGAGGAAGGTACTTATGTAGGCGCTGGAGCTATAGGTGCTCTTCAAAAAGATCCTAAATTTGCAGCTGCTAAAGACAAAACAACTCCTCTTAATACTTTAAAAGCAGGCGGTAGTGTTACTTTAGAAGAAGAATCAATTGAAAAATATAAAGTAGGTGATATTCTTAAATTTAAAGATGGTGAAGATTGGAAAGTAATGAAGGTAAAAGACAATGTTGGTAAACTTGTTATTAAACCTCATAATGAAAAAGCTAAAGAAGGAAATGTTAGTTTAGAAATTGATATTGATTTAGATTATCTTAAAAAGAATTTAAAAGAAAATGAAGATGAAGATAGAGAACCTACTAAAGCTGAACTTGAAAAAGAAAAAGTAAAAGGTGCTCCTTCTAAATTTAAAGTACCACAATCTGATTTTGAAGATTTTAAAGACAAATTAAAAACTCTAGTTAAGAAAATCAAAGATATGGAAAAAGGAGCAGAAAAAGATAAAAAAATGGCTGCTTTAAAACAATTCATTAAAAAACCAGAATTAGTAAAAGCGTTTAAAGAAAGAGACGTTAAAATTGATACTGGAGATTTAGTTGGATAATATGAAACATATAATTAGTTTTGGATTAGGAGCTTTAATAGCAACTTTAGTTGTTATGTTTGCTTTACCATCTAATAAAAAATTTCAAGCAGAATTAGATAGATTACATGCTCAAAATGATTCTTTATACACTGCTATAGATTCTACCTCAGCTAAAATTAAGCAGTTAGACTCTATAGCTTGTGTTTTAGGAAGTGCAGTAAATGAGGATAAGAAAAAATTAAGTAGTTTAAATAAAAAAGCAAATGAATATAAAGAAAAATATAATGAAGAACATAATCGCATTATCACTATGTCTAATGCTGATGCTGCCCTTGAGTTCTCAAGTGCTTTTGAATGATTCAACATGTTGTGTACCTTGTATTGCCTTAAAAAAGGCATTAGTAGTTAAAACAGAAAGAAATTATTTAAAGGATCAATTAGGAGTTGTTCGTGACTCTGTTGTTATTTTAGATAAAATTGTATTTAATCAAGATAGTATTATTAAAATTAAAGATGCCCAAATTGCTTTGTATATTAAAAATGAAAGTGATTATAAGCAATTAATTGAGAATAAAGACAAAGAAGTTACATTGTATAAAAAAGAATATAAAACAGCCCTTAAGCAAAGAAATTTAGGTTATATTAGTGGATTTCTAGGAATTATATCGGGCTTATTAATAGCTCTATGAGTGAAAATGTAAACTTAAAAGAAGTAATTAGGCAGGAATACATCAAATGTTTGAATGATCCTGCTCACTTCATGAAAAAATACTGCCACATTCAACATCCCCAACGTGGCAGGGTAATGTTTAATCTATATCCTTTCCAGGAAAAAACATTAAGATTATTTAGAGATAATCCATACTCAATTGTATTAAAATCTAGACAGTTAGGTATTTCAACATTAGCTGCAGGTTATTCTTTATGGTTAATGTTATTCCATAAAGATAAAAACGTGTTGTGTATTGCAACTAAGCAAGAAACAGCTAAAAACATGGTAACGAAAGTTAAATTCATGTTTGATAATTTACCCTCATGGCTTAAAATTCAAGCAGATGAACATAACAAATTAACACTACGATTAAGTAATGGTTCACAAATTAAAGCTACTTCAGCAAGTAGTGACGCGGGTAGATCAGAAGCAGTATCTTTGCTGATTGTCGATGAGGCAGCTTTTATTGAACAAATTGGTGAGATTTGGGCTTCAGCTCAACAAACATTAGCAACAGGTGGTGGTGCAATTGTATTATCTACTCCTTATGGTACTGGAAACTGGTTTCATAAAACCTGGGTATCAGCTGAATCTAATGAAAATGATTTTTTACCTATTAAATTACCATGGTATGTCCATCCTGAACGAGATGAGTCTTGGAGAAAAAGACAAGATGAATTATTAGGAGATCCTAGATTAGCTTCACAAGAATGTGACTGTGATTTTAACACTTCTGGTGATGTAGTGTTTTATAATGAATGGATTGATTTTATTAAAGAAACCACTATTCAGGAACCAGTAGAAAGAAGAGGAGCTGACCATAATTTATGGGTATGGGAACCTGCAGATTATACACGTGAATACATGGTAATAGCAGACGTGGCTAGAGGTGATGGTAAAGATTTTTCTACTTTTCATGTGATGGATATTGCAACTAATACACAAGTTGCAGAATACAAAGGACAAATGTCACCTAAAGAATTTGGTTACTTTTTAGTTGCTATTGCTACTGAATATAATCAAGCCCTTTTAGTAGTAGAAAATGCTTCTATTGGTTGGGCAGCTATTGATTCTGTATTAGAAAGAGGATATAGAAATCTCTATTATTCACCTAAGAGTGATAATTTAACAGTTGATTCGTATTTTAATAAGTATGAAAGTAGTGATAATGTTACACCTGGCTTTACTATGTCTTTAAGAACACGACCTTTAGTTGTGAATAAATTTAGAGAATATGTTGGAGACAAATCAGTGACTATTAGATCTAAAAGATTGTTAGAAGAAATGAAAGTATTTGTTTGGAAAAATGGTAGACCAGAAGCACAATCTGGTTATAATGATGATTTGGTTATGCCGTTTGGTGTGGCTATGTATTTAAGAGATACATCATTAAAATTCCAACAACAATCTCATGATTTAACTAGAGCAACATTAAGTCATTTTTCTAAAGGCACTTCAACATTTACAGGAGTTTACAATCCAAATAATGTCCCTAATCCTTATGCTATTGAAACAGGCAATGGAACAGAAGATATTAAATGGCTTTTATAATATTTATAATATATTTTTATGGCAGATACTAGTTTATTTACACGTTTACAACGATTATTCTCTACTGATGTTATCATCAGAAACCAAGGGGGAGGAGAATTAAAAGTTTTAGATGTAGACAGCATACAGAGATCAGGTGATGTAGCTACAAATTCATTAATGGATAGATTCAATAGAATTTATTCACCAGCGGCTTCATCATTATATGGTGCTCAAGTTAATATTAACTATCAATATCTAAGAACATTTATATATTCAGACTATGATATCATGGATAATGATGCGATTATTGCCTCTGCTCTTGATATTATATCAGAAGAAGCTACCCTAAGAAATGAAATGGGTGAAGTAATTCAAATTAGATCTAATGATGAAGATATTCAACAAGTACTTTATAATTTATTTTATGATGTATTAAACATTGAATTTAATTTATGGTCTTGGATTCGTCAAATGTGTAAGTATGGTGATTTTTTCTTAAAATTAGAAATTGCTGAAAAATATGGTGTTTATAATGTAATTCCATTTACTGCTTATCATATTGAAAGACAAGAAAATTATGATAAAGAAAGACCAAATGCTGTAAGATTTAAATATTCTCCAGAAGGTGTCTACGGTGGTGGTTCAGCTTACTATCCAACACCACAAATGACAGCTGCTAAAGATTCTCAATTTGTTTATTTTGACAATTATGAAATGGCTCACTTTCGTTTAATGACAGATGTTAACTATTTACCTTATGGTAGAAGTTATCTTGAACCAGCTCGTAGAATTTATAAACAATATGCTTTAATGGAAGATGCTATGTTGATTCATAGAATTTCTCGCTCACCTGATCGTCGTATATTTTATATTAATGTAGGTTCTATTCCACCTAATGAAGTAGATAATTTTATGCAGAAAACTATTTCTACAATGAAGCGTACTCCATTACAAGATAGACAAACAGGTGAATATAACTTAAAATATAATCAACAAAATTTATTAGAAGATTTTTATATTCCAATTAGAGGTAATGATACATCAACTAAAATTGAAACAGCACCTGGTTTAGCTTACACTGGTATTGATGATGTGACTTATTTACGTGATAAATTATTTGCTGCCTTAAAAGTACCTAAAGCATTTATGGGTTATGATGAAAACATTTCAGGTAAAGCAACATTAGCAGCGGAAGATATTAGATTTGCTCGTACAATTGATCGTATTCAACGTATTATTTTATCTGAATTATATAAAATTGCTTTAGTACATTTATATACACAAGG